TATGTATATCAAAATATTCTAACCATTCACGATATTCTTGCATTGCACCTTCAAATGTTCCTGGTAACGTTCCTCCCATCAAATCTTGCAAATAACTATCAACAGATAAATTATCAGTGCCAGATCCAGTATTTCCTCCTAAACGAACTAAATTTTCTGTGACGTCTGTCGGATGAGACCATATCAAATAATGATTGTTATTTGAAGGTGTTACCGCTAAACTACCGGTATGTGATACTTTACCTTTGATATAATCTGATGCATGCTGTACTCGTATGCGATATGTTGTATCTGAATTTGACCCTGTATTAAAATGGTCTCCGGTTGTTTGCCAGCCATATGACAAGTTCCAAAACTCTCCGTTATATAACGGTAACCAGTCAGTTGATGCAGTAACCGGCGAAGTTCCGGAACCACTACCAAATGCAATGTTAACACGTCCATATTTTGCACTACCTGAATAAGAACCAGTCCATTGAACTGCGATATGAGCCAATGTATCACCGGATGCATTTACCTGAGAATATAATAACATGCTACTAGTAGTAGCTGGTCTAAATCTAAATTCACGAGTTACTGGTGCTATAACATTTGGTTCTGTTAAAAACCTTCCCCAATATGCACCATATGCAGATCCAATACTTGCACTAACATGAGTAGTACCATATTCTAAATACGATCCTGTATTAAAATCAACTGCATATGAATAACGATCTTCTGTTAATACCGGCCATTCATCAGATGAAACCTTAGGTCCTCCATATTCACGGATACTTAATAACGTTTGTGGTATTCCGTATATATTTAATAAAGCTTTGATGCTTTGTATTGTACCACGCGATTTTAAAATATACGGTAAATTGTTTACTATTCTTCTCCAAACTTCACTGGTAATTTGTTCGTCCGGAATAGTAAATAAACTACCGGTTTGAGCATATGAACCACTTTGGTTTGTTCCTAATTTATATTGCCATAATTGACTTGCTTGGTTACCATTAACCAATTCCCATCCTTGAGATCTAGCAATATCAACTAACACATCTTTATCAATTCCTAATTTAGGATGTTCTTGTTTAACATAAACCTTTTCAGTTAACGCATTTGCATATGTATATAACACATCAAAATGTTGTGCAATCATATTTACAAATGTTTCATATTCAGAATTATTTGAATCTAATCGAATATGTTCCGGAATGGTTTTAACTAGCTGGTTGGGATTATTTTCATCATATGTAATTGATGCATTTGATGCAGATAAATACCAATTTTCAGAAATCGATGCCGTATATGAGTATAATACTTGTTGTCCATTTACTAAACGTTTAGGCCATGGAGATAATGTAAAAGTCTCTGCGCCTGGATCTAATGTTAATGGACCGCCGGTCGCGCCATGCGTAAATAAACTTGCGGTTGGCTCATAGTACAACCATTTTTCAAAATCATCAAATGAACCAATTAACGAATCTTTTCGTTTTTGTACACTTTTAATGTTAACAGATAATGATCCAGATGATGAACCGCTAGTATTGTTTAATTGAGTTAATCTTGAATCATAATACTCAATGTTTTGTATTTTTTGTTTAAAGTTGTATAACCGTTCATATCCTGATGAATAAAATATAAAGTTGTTAAAACTGGTATAATCGATTCCTAACGCTGCTCCGCCTAACGAACCGGAAAATACAGAACTTACAATTTTTTCTGACGTCGTTACATTTGAACCTAACAGGTCATTCCAGTTTTTAAAATCTGTCTCAGTGGATGTTGTATATCCTGATTCAATTTCAAAATTTGGACCGCGTAACGTTGGTTGAGGTTTTGTAGGAGCTAATTGATCTAAACTGATATTATCAATGTATGAATCTGCTATTATTTCAACTATCTGTACACGATCTAATGGAGCAATATCTCCATCCGCTGGCCTATTATATAATTTAACAGCTAATGTATTTGGGTTCAAATACGATTTATAATTGATTATACGTAATAATCTATTTTCTCCAAAATTTAATGCAAAGTCACGTTCAAAAGGATCAGAATATCTTTCTAAAAATTCTGAAATTATATTTTGACTTTTATCATTTTCTCCAGCTCGAGGTACAAATCTTGTTAATAATAATTCCGTGTTATCATTAGATATTTCAGTGACTTTTAAATCAGGAAATTCATATGTACCAACAATATCATAATATACATTGATATTAATCTTAAAAAATCCTCGTTTAATATTATAAGTCGCAAATGCCTTTGCATAATCAATATATAATTTGTCTTGTTGTATTACAAAGTCTGTTATAGGACCACCACCTAAATATACTTCTGTTGTAGGAGTATAAATATGCATTTCAACTACCGGAGTTTCATCCGGACGTGATGTTAATTGTGTAAGTTTTAATGATGCTTGATCTGATTCAAACCAATCCAATCCACGTGATAACCCTGGGGTATCTCTAATTTCTCTGATATTACTATAACGTTCTAATGACATACTATTAATAAATATGTTGGTATATTATTAATGCGCATTTTAAACGCCTTCTGGCTGATATAATGTTACATCGGCATTGCTATAGTAAGTCGCTACATTGATATTGGCACTTGGCCACCGTATAAAATATTTATCATTCCTTTCATAAACAGCTTTACGTACTTTTTGTATTGCCTCGACAATACGTTCGCCTATAACACGTTCCCAATTAACAATATAATCATTTAACTCTTGCAAATACGTAAAATAATCTTCGTTAAATCCATCAATCAAATCTCGCGATTCGGTGATAAACTTATAGATATCTAATATTTCCTCAACAGTAGTTGCATTGATAATTCGTTGATCAATAGTTTCAATAAAGCTTTCAATCTCAGAAACCGTTTGTGATAAAGTAGATAAAAATGAATCAGCATCTTTACATAACGAATATAAACTAGCACCTGTAGTACCATTGATTCTATCCACCGGTAAGTTATTTGCTTGTGTATTTGTGTCTGGATCTACCACAAATTCCATAATGAATTGTGCTATACCTGCTCTAAAATATTCCGGATCTTTTGTTTGTTGACGTACTCGCGATCCAGCTCGTTCAGGCCTTCCATATCTTTGATCTACATTGCCATCAATTGAACCTTTATCTCCAATCTCCCATTTTGGCGTTGTACCAGTACGAGCCTTATCCATCGCATTTGCCATGGCTTCATCTATTAACGGAAATTCATCATCATATCCCCATGATTCAAGTAATCTCTTTCCTCTTGCATTTTTGGTAACATTATTTGTATTAACAAACCAGTTCTTTCCAGAATTCCAAAACAAATCATTTTCTTCGTCTTTGTTTAAACTATTTCCGATCCGACTAGATTGTTCAAATAATCTGAAAAAATGTTCTGACGATTGTTTATCTTTAATCTGTCCTTTATTTTTCCTTTTCTGCAATTTCCAGATATTCGTCGTTGAATCACCTTCTCTGACAGATAAAATACTATATAGATTAGATGTAGGCCCTAATCGTTCCTGCATTAAACCTACTAGACTAGATGCTAAGCCTGCCAATTTACCACTAAATTCTGATGCTTTAGCTGCTAATGGTGGAAATAATTCTCGTATCAAAATAACAGCAGTATCAAATGCTTCTTGCTCTAAAGCTTGTTCTTGAAGAATTGCATATCGTTCTTGAGGATAATAAACTAATGACCCCGGTGGTTCATATGGCTGTAATTCTTCTCGTCCGAACATATCTAACCCATTACTTTCATAAGTTTTATATCGCTCATATTCATCGCGATCTAACCGATCTACATTTGCAATTTGACTAAATTCATCCCAAATACGACGAGTACCAGTATCAACACGTGTTTCTCCTAACACTGTTATTATTTCTTGTTCTGCTAGAATTTGAATAATTCCGTTTTGTGCAGATAATGCTTCATATTGTTCATCATCAATCGTCCCAGCCGCATTAGCCGCATCAAGTTGTCCGGTTATATCATTAATAGGATATTCTTCTAACTCCGCGTCATATCGCGATGTATCAACGTTATTGATTCGAGCAATATCTTTTAATGTTGATAATGATAACACTTGCTTTAAATGTCCATGTATCATAAATCTTAAATCAAAAAACAGATCATCAAATATCGTGTTTGGTGTTCCATTTTCAACGACTTCTCTTACATATGCATCCGTAGGCCACTGTAATAATAATAAACGTCCTTCATACAATGATCTAAATACTTCTAAATCACTAGGCTGTAATAAACACGTATCAAAATATAAATCATCAGGATCTGCATTAATTAAATTCAATGAAATATATGGTTGTTGTTCTCTATAATATCGATACAATCTAGCACCAACTTTAAAATTACTTGGCAATTGTGGCCAATATGAACCAAAATCTGGACCGCTTAATATGTCATTAATTTCTTCGTCGGTAGGTTCATCGGTAATTCGTAATGAATTAGGTCTACGATAATCACCTGGATCTCTTGTAAATGTTCCACCAGTGGAAGTTCCGCCTAGCGCATATCCAGATCTAAACCGTATAAACGTGTTCCATTCATGTGATCTATCAGTCACTGATCTTAATATAAATTCATCATAAAAACTTGGGCTTGGTAATACATTGCCTTGCGAATCTGTAGAAGCGACGCGAGCTAAACGACCGTCCAATCTCATATCAAATAACTCTAAATCCTCTGTAGAAGCTTCTGTTATTACACCATATGACTTTCCACGTTCCACTAACATTACTTCCAATGTTTTATAGTTAGGAATTGGTCTTGCTACATTACGTTCAACGTACCATACGCAAAACACAGCATTGATTAACTGATCATCTGGTACGCCGCTAGCTAGCAATTCCGGAATCCTTTCGGGTCCATTTTGTATATATAAATCATGAAAATCATATGGAGTGCTATCTAATTCAACAGCAACAAAAAACAACCCATCTCTAACAGGTAATCTAAATCCAGTATCCTGAGGATCTACATATGTTTCAAATTCATCTAATAAAATATCGTCTAGTTCTTCATCGTCAACACTCGGTACTTGTTTAGTTAAATGATATTCAGCAAAAGAAGCAGATACATCCGCATCAATTTCTAACAACTCTGTATTGGGATTCCGTTTCGCTATACCAGTAACTGGCTTAGGTACTGTATTAGGTACTAATGATAATTGACCTTGTTGTAATAACGGATCTTCCGGGAACTCTTCCAGAAGAATTTTTGCAACTATTTCACGTTCGTTAATTTCTTCTGAAACCGTTTCATCTCTTCTATCTAAAAATCTATTTGGCATTATCGTTCAACCTTAAAATAATATGCATTATCATGTATTTGAACATCATCACCACCTTCACGTTCAACCTTTAATAAGATTTTATAATAACGTTCCGGCATAAATGTATTCAATCTTAACTTGAAAAACGATCCTTTTGAATCGCATGATATTTGTGTAGCCGATGTATCAAAAGGAATAATAGTTTCTTCAGTTACAGCATCTTTTATACTATAGTAACTTGAAGTAGGTAACCTATCTGCAGTTAAATAAAAAGAACTAGTTTGATAAGTTTTTGATGGATATTCTGGACGAACACCTATTCTAAAAATCGCTTTATCAGCTTCATAATAACTAGGTCTTATATTTTTAAAATACGCAACATATGTTTCGCTTGATATTTCTGAATATGATCCAGTGCCTGATTGTACACTATCATCCCAAGCCACTTCCATTCTAGGAATAAAAATAGTATTTGTATCTCGTCCGTAGAATTTGATACTTCCTAATATGTCGCCTGATAACTCATCAGTGGTAGATCTTTTAATAATTAAACCGTTATTTGTAACACTACCATCAATCCATTTAGATACTATATCAGTGATATTCATTCTTACATGAGGTAATTGATTTGAAAATGACTGACTAGCTTCATATCCAGAACCAGTTAACCATGTTCCGCCACCCTGAGCCTCGGTCGCTGAAGCATCTCCACTACTTGCCGCAGAACCGGTATTCCAACGAGTTCCTGGATCAATGGCATCTCTATAATACCATGAGGCTCCAATTTTTGTTTCTGGCGTGTCATGTTTATATCCATTTCCATTATCCCATGATTCAGATACTGGAAAGGCTTTTAGGCTATATGATAATGTTAAATCAGATGCATCTGCTGCCGTCATGGTCAAATAAACAGATGATGAACCAACGGCATTGCCTATAGGAGGAATATCACCGTTAACTATTGATTGAGATAATGCTGTTATATTATTATTACCAATATCTAACAATATACGAGAATTATAAGTGTTACTTTGAATAATACCACTTAATTTAGAACCAGATGCAATTTTTGTTAATTCTAAAATCTGGTCTATACCCGTATTTTGTTCGGGTGTCCGTTCATATATTGTAGCATCTCTTTCTGTATAATATAATTGATACATATGACTATCCTATTACTCTAACTTTTATATCTTTGTTCGGATACCGTACTTCAAAAATCATAGGATCTAAACTTGGGTAAATAATATTATTTTTAGTAGCAGCTCCTAATTCATAAATATATTCGGAATATCCTAACGCCGTATTAAATACGTTAGTTAATTCAAATCGCGCTACGGTTTGCACACCACGTACTTTATCTAATTCAGACATGATATTTGGAACGACGATTGGTGCATTTATTTGCATCCGCTCGACATCAAATAATTCTTTTAAACGGTTAACAACGCGCAATTGAACTTCCTGGTTATTTGCATTTGGTGTTATTACAATATCACATTCAATAGCAATGTTTACAATATACGCAGTTTTTATGTTAATTGCATCTGTTAACATACGGAATTGTGATAAGTATGTGCGAAGATTTTCTTTCAATGCTGTGTTTAACGGTACCAATTGTTTTTCATCGTTAAAAGCCAATGTATATAAATTTAATGCCAATGGATTTGATATAGTTTCACGTGGATATGTCACATCTGCTGTATTTTGCTGACTATCGCCAATAATATAAGCTTTAGCAATACTTCCAAATTTAGCTGGCATCATATAACATCTTGCAATATAATCTTCACGTGTTATCATACGATTTTGTGATGCGAAATTCGCCATGGCGCTTTGACGTATAGAATTAATGTCTTGTTTAGTTGCTCCACCAGTTGCCGGTACAGGGTTATTAATAGCCACTGATGATTTAACAAATGCTAAATCAACGTCCGCGGTGTTTGTGCTATTATATTGAATATTGATAATCAAATTAATTTTGTTAGCAGCAATGTTATCTGCTATAGAACCGCCGGTAGTATATTTAACTGTTAACGTTTCATTGTTAGGAGCTAATCCATATGTACTAGTACGTAAAAAGTTTGTAGGATCTACATCGACAGTGGTAGTACGTTTAAGATATTCTAATCCCATACCGACGTTTTTTGGATTTGGTATTAATTCTTCATCTGAATCTGAACTCACACCAGCACCGAACTGAATATCAATTTTATTGTCATTTCGCACTCTCGTTACAAATCGTCTAGGCGTTCTTTTAAGTTTCAATATGTATGGTACTGAACTACGATATTCTGATAATTCTGCGTCGTTAAATGGAATGTTAGCTATAGCATCAAATACCGTATCTTGAGCTAAATAATTAACCTGTGTCCATTCATCACCCGTATTACTGGTAATATCAATAATATCAATTACATTTGTTTCAGGTAATGTGATTTTATCATATGGCTTAGGAGCTTCAAATGTATATTCCGCAGTACGTACAATTCCAGATTTAGCAGGTACTTGTTTTCTTAACAAATAGAACTCTACATTACCAGACGCATCAATTGAATATACAGATACTTCCCGAGGATCTGTAGCACTATCGGAAGCAAAATCAACCGCTTGTGTTGTTACAAAACCAATACCATCTTCGGTTTGAACTTCCATATTTTCTTTAATAGATAACGCATAGTTATAATCAGGCTCAGTTGCATTCCCAGTTCCTTTAGCTGGTATCAATTGAAATATATCTAATAATACAGTTGCCGGTGTATTTAATCTTGTTTGATAACCAAATAATTGAGCTAATTGTAATACATTGGCATTTTCTTGAGCATTAGATAAAACAGATTCTCTAAATGATTGATCTGTATAATATGATAAAACATCACCGACATACGATGCCATTTCAATAAATAACATCCCCGGAGATGACTCGTTAAAATCATTATATGTGTTTGGAAAGTATTGCCGTGTAAAGTTTATTAAATTTTGTCGGAATTGTGCAAAATCTTTATTTAGATACTTTACGTCTTTTTTAACTAAGTTCATTTATCATCCTTTAAAATATTCCTGTTTGTACTAACTGTAATGGTACATCATCTATCTCAGATAAAATGATTTCATTTTCATTAGCTAATACAATGATAACACGTTCTGCCAATGCACTTGTTACTGTATATCTAATACGAATAGCAAGTGAATAATTATTAACATCTCGGATTGCTCGTATTTCTTTCACATTGATATATGGAAGCCATAATTTAATGTCAGCCTCCAATGATAATTGCAAATCCTCAACAACTAATTCAGTGTTAGGTTCAAATAATGTTTTTTGTATATCCGTTCCAAATGTTGGTTGTAAAAAACGCTCGCCTTTCGCGGTTAGCAGTAAATTTTTCAAATTACTAACTGCTTGATCTTCGGTGTAATAGTTTTGTTTAAATATTGCACCACCATTACTAAATGGTAAGGCAATACCAACGGCTACATCCGGTTCTAAATCTATTGGATTGTAATATGTTTCTTCAATGCGACGCATTATTT